GCCTCCTCTCCGAAGGTGGTGTCGTGCTGGCCGGGCCCGGTCTCCCCGGGCACTGGTGGCCGATGCTGTTGTCAGGTAGTGCGCCGCAGATCGAGCCGGAGATCAGCTGCCACTGCGGGGTTCGCCATCGAGGACACCGCCTCGACGATGTAGACGGCACCCGTGCGTTCGTCGCGGACACGGTCCTGGTCGGTGACGTCGGTTCCGGCGGTGACACGGCCGACGGCGTACCGGACGATCCGCGGCGTCGGGTCATCCCGGGTCGTGACGCGGCGGGTCTGCTCCGTCAGTGAAGCCCGGACACCGGTGGCGACGGGGGTGTCAGTGTCCTGCTCATCGCCGTACCCGTCGGTGGTGGTGCCGCGGAGCACGGTGAGCGTGGTCGTCGCGACGGCTAGCACGGGCCACCCCCCGTTCCGAGTGGCCGCCAGCGCGGATCGTCGTCGTCCGCTGTCGCTGAGGTGAGGTTCATCGTCCGCGGTATGCGACCGCCGCTGGCCATCGGCCCGATCCGCAGGGGACGGATCCGCTTCCACGACAGGCGGTCGATGCAGCGTTTCGCCAGCGGCGCGAGGATCAGGGCGTTGGCGTGGGCGAGGGTCCCGGACACCTGGTCCTGGTTGAAGTTGTTGAGGTCGATGTTGGTGAACGCGTCGGGGTGCTGGGTGATCCACGCCGCCTGGTAGGACACGGCGAGTTTCAGGAGCCGCAGGTTCTTCGGGCTGATGTTGCCCGCGTCGGAGGCGTCCTCGGTGGTGTCGGTGAACATTTCGATGACGGCTTGCGCCTGCTCGACTTGCGCGCCGGTGGCGTTGATGCCGGTGTAGGTGAGGACGTTGCTGGTGGTGGCCCACGTCATGACAGCGTCTCCTGCCTGACGGACACCTCGTACACCCAGCGGCCGTCGGCCGTGGCTGCGAGGCGGGCATCGCCGCGGGTCTGGAGTCCGGCCTCGGCGGCGGCCGCGAGGGTGGCCTGCCGGTTGGCGATGTGGGTTTCCTCGTCGGGCCCGTCGGGCTCGGCGGTGAACGTCTTCCGGAAGAGCCGGATGGGTGCAGCGATCGGTGGCTCGTATGCGGCCTCGTCGGCAGCCTCGCTTGCGGCGTCGCCAGCCATGGCGTGCTCGCCTTCGGCAGGCTGCGGCTGTTCCGCGTCGTGGTCGAGGAGGCGCTGCACCATGACGGCCTTCGCGGCTCGCGAGGACGGCAGGCCGCGGCGCGCGCACTCCTCCTGGAGTTCGCCGCCTGTCATCGCCTGATAGTCCACTGCTGCCCCTTCGCCCGTGAGTCGTTGTGCCGGTGCCGCCGGGGTGGCACCCACCAAGCCCCGACGGCAGTCCATGAGGCCCGGCTAGTCGGTGAGCCGCTCCAGCGCACTCCACGCGTTCTCGTTGCCGACGCCGAACGCCTTACGGACGCGGAACTTGACGGCGGTGTCGTCGGTGGAGTCCTGCGCGCGGGCCTGGTCCACCAGCGACTCGGGCTGCGAGCGGTCGCCGCGCTTGAGGTACTGCCGGTTCCCGAAGAACAGCAGGTCGTTGCCGCCCGGGCTGCCGGAGTTCGTGGGCGACGTCTTGCAGCCGCGGGACCAGGCGATCTCCACGTCGAACAGCGTGTCCGGGGTGCCCGCGGTGCCCTGCACGAAGATGGGCCGTCCCTGGGCGTCGGTCGCCAGACGGAGAGCATCACGCCAGCCGGGCGCGGCAATAACGAGCTGGTCCGCGAGGCTCCAGAACTTGCCGGTCTCGACCTTCTTCAGGGTCGAGGACAGCTTCTCGTACAGGGAGGCGCCGCCACCGGAGGCGGGGAAGGACACGTTGTCGTCGTCCCACGACTGGTAGTTGGCGTCCGCCGTGTACGAGGTGGCGGAGTTCGTGGTCCGCAGCGCCTTGTACAAGCTGGTGAACGGGACCGTGGTGCCGTTCTCCGTGCCGGTCACACCCAGGCAGGCGTTGTCGAAGGTGTCCGCGTACGAGATCGCCCAGTCCATGCCCTTGGTGGCGATGGTGTCGACCACAGAGTCGGCGTCGGCGAGGTCGTCCTCGTCGACAACGAACTGCGACAGGAAACGGCGCGCCTGGAGGGTGATGTAGTCGTTGGCGTTCGTGTCCGCGGTGTAGGTGGTGCCCGCTGCGACGGTCAGGCCGCCGGAGCGCAGGATGCGCTTGGTCGCGGACGCCATCTTGTGGGGGCGGGCGTGCTTCTCGATCGCAGAGTCCATCAGGACTCGGGTGATGACGTCGGAGTCCCACTCGATGGGGATCCAGTTGTCGATGATGTCCGTCGATGCGGCGCCGGCGATGTGGTAGATCGGCCGGCCGTCCTTGCGGAAGCCGATGATCGAGCCGGGCTCGGGGAATGCGTGGACGAGTGCGCGCGTGGGGCGCATGGCGACCTCAGGGAAGGCAAGGGGCTCACAGCCCGCACGAATAGGTGGGTGCCCCTTGGGCGAACTGTGAGCGTCCCGCTCGTCTTGCCTGTGGGTCCTTGACCCGGTCAGCCGCGAAGTGCCCGATCGGCGAGGGTCTGGGCCCAGTTCTTGGGCTCGGACGCCGGGGGTTTCTTGTCGGCTGTGTCAACCTTAACGGCTGGTGCGCCGTTCTGGCCAGAACCGGCACCGCCGTTGGCCGGGGTGGACAATTGGCGGGTGCGTTTGAAGCCCTCCGGGAAGAGCTTCTTGACGCTCTCGATGCGCTCCGCGAGATCCTCCGGGTCGTCGAGGTCGACCTCGTCGAAGTCGACCAGCGGCATGATGAGTTCGAGGCGCTGCCCGTTCCAGCCCGCGTCAGCGAGGGCCTTGTTGAACGCGCCAACGAGCTTCTTCGCCCCGCGCATTCCCTCGATCTTCGCCTCGGCGACCGCCCGGTCGACCTGCTTCTTCATCTCGGCCTGCGACAGCCCTTGCGGCTGCGCGTCGTCCGATGCGGCCGGGGCGGGCTCGGGCTCCTCGGGCTGGAGCTTCTGCCCGGTCTTCGGGTCGTAGCCCGCAGCCTTCAGCCACTTGCGGCGGGACGCGGCCTCACCGGTCAGCTTCGCCTTCTCCTTGATGAGCTCCTCGAACTCCTCACGAGTGGGCGGCGTCCAGTCGTCCGCGGGCTCCGCAGCAGGCCCGGGCTCGGGGCTGGCCGGGGTGGCCGGTTCCGCAGGCTCGCCGTCGCCGCCGTCGGCGTAGAAGACGAACGGGCTGCGGTACGGGTGCGCCCACCCGGTGCGGGCGTGGCGTCGGGCGAGGGTTCTGGGTGCCATCTGGTTCTCCTTCACGTACGGCCGGCCGCGGTCGCGGCAGCCTGACGCCGGATACGCGCGGGCAGACCGCGGCGCGCCAGCAGTGCTTGAGCCGCCCTCCGTCGGGCAGCGTGGGACTCGGACGGGCGGCCGCGGCCGGTGGCGATACTGCGCCACGCCTGCTCGCGGAGCAGGTCCGGGAGAGTGCCGGGGCCGGTGTCCCAGCCAGGAAGCCACGGAACCGCCCTACACCTGCAACTCGGGTGCGCGGGCGGGCCGTCGAGCGCGGCGGCGGTAGTACTGCGGGACGCGGGATCCATAGACAGGCCGCCAGGGAACCGGTGGTCGCGGCCAGTGATGTGGCCGGCGTAGGCGAGGCAGATCACGCAGGCGTCGGGTTCGCTGATCCACAGGAGGTGCGCCCCGTAGTGGTCGGCGGTTTGGGCGCTGCCGCTGTTGATGGCCCGGTGCACTGTCCAGGCGATCGTCTGCCGGGCCATCGGTACGGCCCGGCGTGCTGCGGCGAGTCCGGTGACCACGCCGCGCCATCCGCCGTCGGAGATCATGCGCGGGGTGAGGAGGCGCCCGGCGAGACGGAGTTGCTCGGCCACCGCGTCCGCGAGACCTGCCGCAGCCTTCGCCGCGTCGGCCGGGACGGTCACGTCGGGCACAGTGTGGTGGCGTCCGGACGCCCGCGTCAGGAAGTTGGCCGCATGCCGTGCACCCAACTGCGTTGCCCCGCGCAGGGAGCGTTCCAGAGCCCGCTGAGCACGCCAGCCGAGGCCGCGGCCCGCCCTGTCCACGTCCGATCGCACGCCGGAGAGGAGTTGGGCCAGCTTCACGCCCGTCCCGGCTGTGGTGAGCGCCCCGAATGCGGTCACCCACGCGGCGAGAACGGCCGCGAGAACGGCTGCGAGGCCCGCGCCCGCCCCACCGTCAGCCTCCTCTGCTACCCGTTCTTCGAGCGTGGCGGCCTCTGCGGCCTGCTCCTCCTGCACGAGGGCGGCGAGCTGCTGCGGTGTCGCGGTGGCCATCAGCGGTTCGCCTCACTGTCCCCGAGCGTCGCCGCCGCCCCCAGCACCCGGTCGAGAAGCTGGGTCACCTGGGCCTGGTCGATCGCCCCCAGCTGGACGCCGGCGCCGAGCGCCTGGACGGCGGTGCCGATGGAGGTGAGGAGGTCGACGCGGCGTTGGAGTTCGGCGTCGTCGTCGAGGTCGGTGAGCCAGCCTTCGACCATCTCCGGCGGGCATCCGGCTTCGATGAGGGCGCGTTCGCGGGGGACGCCTGCGTCGATTTTCGCCTGGACGGTGGTCCAGCCGTCGGTGTCGTCGCGGTAGTCGGCG